CTGCCACAACAACGGCCGCTTGGACACCTGCGGCAATTATGGCATCAATCGCGTCAATGGGGACAGCTGCGAAAATAGGTTTAGCCGCAATCGCTGTGCTAGGTGTTGGTGCAATTGCTGGCGCTCGTAAAAATGGTGGCCCTGTTGACGCTGGTTCAATGTATCGAGTTGGTGAGGGTGGCAAACCTGAGATATTCAAGGCTAACAACGGTCGTCAATACATGATCCCCGGTGACAATGGAAAAGTTATTTCCAATAAAGATATGCAGGGTGGCGGTATGAATGTGAATGTTGTCTTTAATGACTATTCATCTGGTGGACACAAGTTTGATGCGCAGACATCACAAGATGGAAATACGCTAACTATTCAGGCATTCATTATGGATATGGATAACAAAGGCCCTATGCTTCAATCCATCACAAGAAACACATCGGCAACAGCGAGAGCAAGAGGTTGATATATGGTTATTAACTACCCTGACTGGCTTCCTCTGGCGCAGAAAGCCGATAAAAGCATGACACTAGATACTGGTTTCTTGACAGATCAGCCACAGGTTGGTGCGCCTATATTTCAGAAGTTAACTGATGACTTAAAAACTGTATGGAGTGTGAATTGGATATTTACACTTCAACAGGAGCGTGCATTTGCGCAATGGTTGCGAAGTCCTAGCTATCTTGATAACTGCAATCGCTGGTTCAGGATGAAAATTAATCTTGGAGGCAGTGGGTTGCAGGAACAGGAATTGCATTTTGTTTCCTATCCAGTGCAAACCAGCATTAATGGATCATCTGTAACATGGACTGGTCAGGTTATTAGCAAGAAACTTTATAATTCAGATGATGAATTCGACGATATTATTGTTGAGTTTCCGCCATCATTTGGAAGTTGGCTTGATGTTATCGTCACTGAGACTCTACCTAAGTATAAGGAGTTGTAATGCCTACACTAAGAGAGTATCGAGCACAAAGGCCAAACAGAATACTTTATGAGACGCTGCAATTTAGTCATCCGTCATTTGGCGATATCTATCTTGTTTCTTATCAAGTATTCCCAAAGGTTCTAGGTGGGGTTGAATATCAACCGTGTAATTTTGAACTATCAGACAGCCAGCAAAGCCGAACGCCAATCATTGACGCTAGTGTTAAATTCAGCCGTGTCGCACAAGACTTTAAACAGAAACTTAAACTATGGAAATCATTCAATAGAATGACGCCCATAGAGGCTACTTATCGCTTATTTGATGAGAAAGACAAAGGTACGGCCATTACTCGATGGAAATTATTTGTGAAAGATGTGTCGATGGATCATGAGAGTGTCACTGTCACGTTATCTATGAGCAACCCATTGAATAAAAACATTGGACGCATTTATGAACCACAAGAATGGCCGGGCTTGGAGGCTGTATGACAACTCAAGATTTCATCAATAACGTCATTGGTAAACCATGGAAAAACAGGTCCTGTACATTTGATGCTATGGATTGTTGGGGGCTCGTCGTTCTCTATTATCGACACGTTCTGGGTATTGAGATCCACCATGACGCAGGCTATGAATCTGAAACGGATTTTGTTACTTGCTATAAAAATGAAGTTGAGTTTTGGGAGAGGGTAAACAAACCAGAAAATAACGGAATATTTATAGGATATATAGGCTCAAAACCCGCTCACATTGGCTTGATTATCGACGGTGACGCATTACATAGTCGAGGTGAAAATGGAACTGTGAGAATGGATAGGCTGATTGTTCTTGAGAGAAAGTTCACTAAGTTGGAGTTTATGAAATATGCCAATAATTGAAATTCAGCGTGTTGCTGGAGTGCCGAAAGAGAGAGTCGAGATAAAAGCCGGCTCTCTTTTTTTTGATTGGTTAAAAGAGCAAAACTTTCATCATGACGTTGATATCTATGTTAACGGCGTAAAGCTTAATGACGATGATCACCTTGACTTTATTGTTAGTGAATTTCATCACATTCAAATATTCGACCAACCGAAAGGAATTATTGGTGACATTCTCAACCCAGTATTTAAGTTTGTTTCCAAGATATTTTCATTCTTAGCGCCAAAAGCACCATCATTTAGCGCTGCTGATGTAAATGCAAAGGAAAGCCCTAACAACCGATTAACAGGCCAAACTAATATAGCGAGAACATATCAGGCTAGACCTGAAATTCACGGACAAGTTAGAGCCTTTCCCGATCTAATTCAGCAATCAATGTTTGAATACATCGACAATAAAAAGATGGTTACTGAATGGATGAACTTTGGCATCGGTTACTACACGATTGAGAATGTGAAATATTCAGAGTCTGAGCTGATCGCCCTTGATTGTGCCAGTTATCAGATATTCCAACCAGGTGAAGTGATCCCACAGATATTCGAGGGGTTTGAGTTCCCTGATGTTGACGGACAAGAAATACCAGGTCCGAATGAAAGTGACGAAATTCCACAATATGTGGCTACTGCTAACAATGTTATTTCTGGTGAAATTAAAGGTGGTGAAGCGGCCATAAAGATAGAGAAACAAGATGATTTTCGATACTTTATGGACATCGTAAAGCCTAGATCAGTAAGTCTTATTGTTAATGTAACTTATGATACCCCGCAGGGTTCGGTTACAAAGGATATTAAGGTTGATGCGTATCTATCTGATGCGAAAGAAAGTGATGATGGTGCTATTATCTCACCAAAATACTACTACGAATTCTTTTTCACCAATTTAACCGGTGGTGATTTGGCAACTCTACCGCCTAATGCAATTGTTAACACATCAAAGTTTGTTCTTTATGACAACCAATTCCTGACAGTAGGGCCTTTCTTTTCTCCGCTTGATGGTGGTGAGTTATGGGTACATTTAAATGCCCAACTTGGTGATGGTGATCGTGCTAATGCAAGAATTGAATTTTGGAAGGTTGATGAGAATAACAATGAAGTAGCTGGAACAAGAGAGTCATTCAATAGAGGGTTCCCATCTGCACCAAAAACAAAAACATACTATCTGACGGAAAAGTTCAAGCCGTTGGCTGGATATGGAAGATATGCACTTCAATTAACTCGATTAGAAAACAGTAATGATCACAGCATTCTTAAGCTAGAGGAAGTCTTTATTGTTAGAGAGAGAATTAACGAAGTACATGAAGAAGATACACTTGTTAAGGTAACAGTGAGGGCAACAGAAGCGCCAACAGGAGCAAGAGAGCGTAAATACAACGCACTGGCTACACGTCATGTTATTAGTTACGACATGAATAGCCGTAGTATTGATTATACATTACGACCATCACGATCATTTGCTGATGCTGTCGCTCACACTTGGTTAGTCACCGCAGGACAGCCAGAAAGCACCATAGATTTATATGGTTTGTATTCAATCTATGAATCACTTCCAGATAATCGTTTAGGATATTTTGATTACACGTTTGATGATGAAGATGTATCGCTAGGTCAGCGTATAGAAACAATATGCAATGTTGCTCGTGTTATTTCATTTTGGGATAACGGAGTTCTAACCTTTACTCGTGAGGAGGAAAAGAAATATCCATCTGGCACTTTTAATAGAGCAAACACGACAGGAAATGGATTTTCACTTTCTTATGATATGACGATGCCGAGCGGTAATGATGGTGTTGAAATCGAATACGTAAACCCTAAAACAAACAAAAAAACCTACCTTAAATATCGTATTGAAGATAACAAAATAGTTAAAAAGACAGCTAAGAACCCTAACAAAATAACCATTCACGGTTGTCGTAATGAGTATCAAGCGACAGATAGGGCACTATTAGAAATGGATAGACTAATACATCAGCGTATGAGTATAAGTGTGCAAACTCTCGCAGATGGTGATTATGTTTATCCAGGTGACTTAATTATTGTTGCTGACACATACGATAAGAATCAACAGGCTGGTTATATAGTTGAGAGGATAGGCAACCAGTTTTCAACAAATGAAAAAGTTGTCTTTGATGGTGAGATGTTTGTTTGTATCACTGATCACCTAGGTAATACGACAGAAAGATTTAAAGCTATACCGAGAAGCGATACAGCTTACGGATTTATCGCTGATATACCTGACATCCAGCTAAACATCTATGACGGCATGAATGTTCAGTCGCCGTCACGTTATGTTATATCCAATATCGTTGAAATGGACTCAATGAGATGGACTGTAAGCGACAAAAAGCCTAATGCAGACGGAACTTATAGCATTACAGCAAGTGAGTATTTTTCTGCAAAGAAAGATTACAACGTTTAATTAAATTCATTTCAATCATGGCCAGCCTAAGTGCTGGCTTTTTTATTGGGAAAAATTATGTCTACAATTCCAACACAAAATCCAGTTCCAAGTGAAGCAGCGAGTGATCTGAAGTACAACGCAGGTAAAATTGACGAGCTCGTTACGTCAATGAAAAATAAGTATATCGATAGATTCGGGCAAGAGCATTTTACAATCGAAGGGTTGCGCTGGATTGCTCAACAAGCAATATCTCAATTCGGCTATATCACGTTAGACTCGTTCCAAAAAGGGGCTGAAATAACACTGCCAAATCAAGTTTTACGTGATGAAACCACAGGAGAATATTACCGCTGGGATGGCGAATTGCCTAAATCTGTACCCGCCGGATCTACACCAGAAAGCACCGGTGGGATAGGACTTGTCGCTTGGGTTAGTGTTGGGGATGCATCACTGCGTGAGCAATTATTATCTCACGAAGGCGCTGATAAAATAGGCTACGGAGGCGTAACAGTTAGTGATATCATTGGGTTACACTACGTTTATCTTGAGCAATTCGGATTTAAAAGCGGAGATGATATTACTGATTTGCTACCGCAAATACACTCAAGTTACCCAAAGTCAAGCATAACATGCAGGCGGGGAAGCGAAATAGTTATATCTAAGAAAACGCAATTATTGGGGGGAAGGACGTATTATTTTCCTGACTGCAAAATAAAGTGGGTGGGTGATAAGGTAGATTTAACCAATAAAGATAATAAAAGAAATAATTATGTACTGGCAATTATAGATCAAGGGATGACAAAGATAACTGGGTTTCCAGAAATCGATGCGAATGATTGGGGGGTTGGGCTGCACATTAGTGGAAGTACGTTTTATGCAGAAGTTAAAGTAAGGAATTCTCAGTGTACCGGAATAGATGTATCAAATTCTGGCGGAGTTATAGAATCACCGACACTGAATGATTGCGCAGCACTGTCTGATGTTGGATACTCAATAACAGATCTTGAAGGGTGGTCAGACGGTATACATGTTTGGTACGGATCTTGCCAAGTCATGATCAATAACCCAATTGTGATACTAAATGGTGGCAGGAGTGGGCGGTGCGGCATTGTCGTTGAGGGTTACTACCCAGAAGGAGGAACAGCAACCAGTAATGTCATAATCAACAATCCTAATATTAAAGGATACGACCGTCCGTTACACACCGAATTAACAGGCCATGGTGTTATTATTAATGGTGGAACTATTGAGTACAGAAAAATATGGTCAAATCATAGCTGGATTAAATCTGCTGTCGCAAACTGGAATGTATTATCTCCAACTGTATACAACCAAACCCATTTTATATCTGATGATACTATGATTTATGGCACAGGCGGTGAAGGGGTATTTAATGATTGTAAGTTTTCACATAGTGGTGATGGATTGTTTTTTCGCATTACGTTGGACGGGTTGGGTGAATTTTTATTCAACGGTGGGAGTGTAAAAGGGGGTGCTACAAAATTCAACTTCTATAACGGAAGATTTACGTTTGATGGAACAAGAGTAGAGTGTGTCAATAGTATTGCTGACGTCTACAACAGCAGTGAATTAATTATTAGAAATGAATCTTCCTTTACTGGGGTGAGTTTCACAACGCGTAACGGTACAAATGAATCAATTAAAGTCACTGACTCTTTTATAGATAGCGATAGCAAACCTCTTACTGTCAATAAATCTGCTAAATTATATCTGGGCAATGCAAAAATACCTAAAGGAGTTAATAACTCTAGTAAAACCCAATCCTCTTATATTGAACTTATGTATGGTGACAACCCAGAGTTAATAAATATAGATTATTATGCTTTAGGTAATAAAACCTACGTTGGATTGGCTAAGCCGACGGTCGGTAATGGATTTAAAGATTACTGGAAGTATGGTGAAAAGGTATATAAACGCGATCCATTTCCCGGGACTCCTCTAGGATGGGTTTGTGTTGAGGAAGGGGAACCAGGGACTTGGGCACCGCTTCCAAGCCTTTAACATTAGCTATATAACTGTGGCAGGATGGCTTATCATTTAGCATTCATCCTGCCAATTGTATATATTTACTCTGTCAACTTTTATATTGATGATAATGTGTATTTATTTTTCTACAAATCCTCACTGCTGGCATTTCAATTAAATAATATGTTATGGATGATATTATTATTACAATAAGTACGGATGACACAATCAAAGGAAATCCTTTAAGCCCAAGGTGACTGTTTATAATATTGATCAATGCAATAAGAGGTATGTGTGACATATATATTGAGTATGATATATTCCCAAGAAAATAAAGGCTAGGAATGTGTTTTATTTTTACGTTCTCTTCATACATTGTGATTAATACAACTAATAAAAATGAAATCACTCCCCACTTTAATACCCCGTGCCCAGAAAAAACACTGTGCGTTATTAGTATCGTAGAGAGTAGGAAAATTGCGCACGCTAATATATGCTTTGTGATATCTAATTTTAATATATTGTTATTTATAGTTATTTTATATATTTGGTAAGCAATAATTCCAAGACAAAACTCAAGAATCATTGGTGATGATATCAATGAAAGCGGAGCGCTAAAATAGACAGGTAGAGCTATGTTTTGTGACTTATATGCGTTTAGTGTTATTTCACCAGAAAAATAATATTGAACTAGCAAAAACATTGATAAAATCAATACACAGCAAATAACGCCTCTATATTTGTGATTAATTGCCATTGATATGAGGAATATAAAATAGAAAAATATCTCATAAGTTAGCGTCCAAGCAACAATCAATACATTATAACCAAAAAAAGGAGCTCTAGAGGTATAATCTAAGTGAATTGGGATGATTGATTTTATAGATAAAATTAACCCAGGCGTTTTGATTGCAATTGAAATTAAAACAAAGAAAATCAAAATAGGGTATATTCTAAACACTCGCTTTAACACAAAAAACAGTGAGTTTTTATACAGGCCAAAGTTTTTTTCTGTAGAAAGAATAATAACAAAGCCGCTGATTACGAAAAACAAATCAACACCAAATGCAAATCCATTAAAAAGAATATTGCCGAGGTTTGGTATATTAACCTGATTGTATGAGTTTAAGTACCACCTGTAGTGATACAACACAACTGACACAGCGGCAACACCCCTTAAGTATTGCAATGATTTTATTTCTTTACCCATTACTTTATCTATATCCGAAATCGTTAAAGATACCACGTTTGTTGTTGTTGTAAAACGCTAGTCGTTCATTAAAGTACGCTCTCAAATGTGCTGGTTGTTGTCGTTCAACTTCCACGGCAACAACGGGCATATTGCGTGGTGTTTATATTTTATTGAAATAAAACATGTAGCCACAATTAGGGCATAATAAGATTAGGTTTTTCTTAAGTTTGTGTTTGTTTTGTTTGGCTACGTAAGAACAACTTGGGCAGATAACTTCTACTAGTGTGCCTTGAAACATTCTTATCACATTAAAAGCTTTCATATCTTTCGCCCATTATAGGGATATCGTGATTCAGTATACGCTACTTTGCACCGAAACGCTTATTTTTTGTGCTTTTATCTGTGGTGACAAATTTTATTACACCACATGATAAAGCACAGCAAGTACATTTGAGTATTTAAGGTGCCAGAAACTGCCTGTTGGTTAGCCAACTACCACACACTCACCTTCAATAAAATCCTCCCCGTTATTTTCGTATTTCATAAGACGACACTTTCCACGCAAGCCATACCGACTAACGACACAGCGAACACCAGGTGATGAACTTGAGCCTTGGTGTTTGTTTTGTCGCCTTTCATAGCTGGATATCTTCTCTAATAAGCCATCTTTTACCATACTATCTAATGTTCTGCGGGTAGATTCGAGAATA